CCGTCCCCCTTTGTGACCAGCCCATCGGACGCCGACCCCCCACCAAGCCCACCCTTGGCGGAGGGATCTGCGGCAGCCAGCCTTCCCCGGCTCCCCCCCGCAGAGCGCCGCCGTCTTCTGGACCCCGCCTTCCAGCAGGGGATCCTCCGCAGCCTGGCAGCGACCCTGGGGATGCGTCTGAGCCGCCTGGACCCGGAGATGGTGAAGGAGACCCAGGAGAACCTCCTGCTCCTCGTGGGTGAAGACGTTAACACCGGCCTCGCCGATGAGCTGTATGGAGAGATTTCCCGGTCCTGCAACGGCGTCTGGGGCACCCAGAAGATCATCCGCATCATCTGCGCCCTCCGCGCCGCCCAGGCTATCCTGCACGCCTACGTCGGCTCCGTCCAAATAGCCACCGACGAACCACTCGAATTCCGTGCGTGTGGAACCTCCGAGGAGAACCCCAATGGGAAGTAATACCCGCCCTCGAATCTTCATCGAAACAACCCCCTATCTTGCTCAATGTGAGGACAGGCAGTGCGAAGTCTGCTATCTCATCAAAGTAACTCCTCTCATCGGCGCGGTTTTCAGCGAGATCGGAGACCAAGCCTTCAAAAACACTCTGGAGAAAAACCTGCCGCAGTTCAGGGGAAAGTTGGCCAAAATCCTGCAGACTTTCGAGGACGACGTGCGTTGGGAAATAAACGACTTCACCTCGAAAGGCACCGAGGAGTCCTAACCACGCCGACCAATCCTCTTCATCCTCTTCCAGCCGACTACGACGGCCTCACTCCGGAAGGCCAGCGCCTGGCTCGCGTCGCCGCCGTGCGCAACCAGCACACCCCCGAGGATTTGGTTTGGGCCTGGTCCTTCTTCCGCGAGCATTATCTGCTTTCTCTCCCTCCGGGAGTGTGGCACAAGCCTCCCATCTACGAGTCCCCGCCGTGTCACTACGAGTTCATCTACGACCTGGGCGCCTACGCCCGCAATGTCAAGATCCTCCCCCGCAGCTTTGCCAAGTCCACCCTGATCGAAGAGCTGATTCTGACCCTCTGTTTCGGCCGTGCCCCCTTCAAGATCCTCATCATCCGAGCCTCCGACGACTTCGTCAGGTCCAGTTTCGCCCGCCTGATGTACCAGATAGAGTCCAACGAGCGCCTCCTCGCCGACTTCGGCCCCCTCAAACCCAAGCGCAACTCCGCCGGCATCTGGTCCAAAGGCAATTTGCTTTTGAACAACGGCTTCGAGCTTCGCGGCCGCTCCGTGATGGGCAAGCTATTGGGCCTCCGTCCGCAGTATATCATCTGCGACGACGCCGAATTCGACACCTCCATGCGCATCAGCCCCGCCGCCCTGGCCGAGAACTTCCGCCAGATGTGGTTCCACAGCGTCATCCCCATGCTCGACGAGGGCTGCGCCGCCGCCCTGGTAGGCACTCTGTTCAATCGCAAACTTTTCATCTACCGCCAGGCCAACACTCCCCAAGAGGAGGATCCGACCCTCGCCTTCTGGAACCGCGAAACCCTCGCCATCATCAACCCCGAAACAGGCGAGCCGACCTGGCCGGCTAAGTTCCCGCCGGAGAAAATCGAAGAGCTGCGTGAATCCCTCCCGCCTTCGGTTTTCGCCGCCCAGTACATGAACAGCCCCGGCACCGACGAAAGCAAGGTTTTGACCCTCCACGACCCCTACAACTACTACGCCGTCACCTCCGACAATGACATAGTGGACTATGAGCGTCAACCATTCGAGTCCACCGCCAAGTTGGTCAGTTGGGCTCCCCACAAAGAAACGGGCAAGCCGACCCGCACCGAACGCCCATTCGCCGAGACTGTATCTCGCATGTACCGCGTCCTCGTCGCCGACCCCATCCGCAAGCCCTCCAGCACATCCGACTTCGCCTGCATCATAGTCCTAGGCGTCGAGCGTCATGGCGACTTCCAGGACGTATGGTGGCCTCTGGCCATCCGACTGGGCCGCCCCAAGCCCACCGTCTTCCTGGACTGGATCTGGGAACTCGGCGGGATCTGGCTGCCCCGCATCGTGGCCGTCGAAGCCATCTCCACCCAAAAAGAGATCACCGACAAGTTGAACCAACAGGCCCTCGCCGGCCGTTCAAGCGGCGACTGGACCCCCCGCATCTACCCGATCAACTACCGCCGCGACTTCGTCGGCGACCTAGGCAAGGGCAGCCGCATTTCCAGTTTAGCAGTCCGTTTCGAGACCCACCGCCTGAAACTCCCCAAGCACCGCCTCACCCGACCCGGCTGGCGAGAGCTGGTTCAGCAAATCAGAGACTTCACCCCCGACCTGAGCCTCCTCCCCTACGACGACGCCATAGACACCCTCGCCATGCCCAACTTCATCCCCCGCCTCCGAGGCTCCTCCGGCCCTATCGACACGGCCCCCGTGACCCTCCAAGAGCGCCTCGCCAGGGGCGAAAAGTTCATCCCCGGCACCCGACTACCCATCATGGCCGCTTTAAACGCCGACGAACTCAGTCCTGAAGCCATGCAGGGCCTTGACAAGATAAGGCATCGTGAACAAAATGAAGCAGAGTCTAAACATCGCCGCAGCCGCAAACCCCGGCGCGGCAGACCTGGAGGAGTTCGTCACTATGGAAACCCCGCCTGACCCTGAAACCGCGATGCGCTGGGCCTGTCATGGTTGGACGATGCTTTGCGTGGTTACTTTCTGCTATCTCCATCTTGCGGGAAAGGCCGCCTGGGGCCTGTATCACCGCCGACGTTTAAGGAAAGGACTTCGTCACTATGGAAATCCCACCTGACCCGCTTTTCTGGGCCGCCTCGGTATTCCTGATCATCGCAGGCTTAGTCGGCTACGCCGGCATGATCCTTGCCATTAGGAATCTTTCAAGGCTGAATAGCAAACTCACAGACAGCCTCCGCGCTATGACCCTGTCGATTACCTACCCGGCCGCCGCCGCCCAACTTGAAGCCCGGCGCCTGGCCGCCGACCGTCAGCCCAAAACACCCCTAATGTCTTCGATCTTCAACACCGAGCAGAAGCGCCACGCCCAAGCCCGCGCCGCCGAGCGCCTGGTTCCTTTGCAGCCGGGCCAGTTCCGCTTCCACAACCCCTCCGACGAAGACATCGTGCCGCCTTCGGGGGGACACCCCCCGCAGACCCCCCCGCAACCGACTACCGAGGGAAAGAGTGCATGAAGAGGGAGAAGTAAATGGGAGCAATCCTAGAGCTACCGAAGAAGGGTTCCGACGACCTGACCGATGCCATCGAGACGCTCATCGGTCCGGCAATCGTCGAGCGTAATGTGCATCAGATCGGCTGGTGGGTCGCAGACGCCTACCTGCAGGGCATGAGACGTTTCGACGTGGTCTCAATGGACCGTGGCGAACTAGACGTTTCCTACGAAGAGACGGACGGCAACCTCCACCTCCGCTGGGAAGAGCCCCTGACCAAGATCTGGACCGAAGTCGGCCGTCTGGCTCGCCTCGACGTAAGCCCCTTATGTGCCAAGCGTCGCAACAGCCTGGAGTCCCTCCGCGACGCCTCCGTCGGCCAGGTCCTCTTGGACACCCAGGAAACCATGCTCAACTCCGACGCCGTCAACCTGGGCTTCCTCGTCGGCCTCGTCCAATACGGCACCTACGGCATCGCCTCCTGGCGTGACGAGACCCGCGACAGCCCTCTAGCTCACGTCCGCGAGCTGATCCCGCCGTGGGAGCTACTATTCCTCCCCGCCGGCCACCCGAATCCTACCGACCTCCGCGCCGTCGTCCGCACCCGCCTGTTCCCGTTAGCCCAGCTACTCAAGCAGGCTGCCTTGTCCTTCAAAGACATAGATGAGACCCACCTGGAAATAGTCGAGTTGCCCTATGGCTCCAACACCAGCCAATCCGTCTCCGGCCCCGGCCTGGCCACCTCCGGCGGCGCCGGCACTCTGGAGTCCTTATTCGACGAAGACCCTTCCGGCCGCACTCGGCTCGCCGGTGCCATCCGCCGCCGTAAGCTGCCCCCCCACAAATCAGTCGAAAAGTTCGTCCGCCTCCGAGAAGTCTACACCCTGGGCTCCTCCGGCGAGACGACCGCCCGCTACGTCGCCCGCGCCGGCCGCGCCATCATCGCCGACATCGACTATCTCAACGACGGCCAATACAACCAACCGTTCCCCATAGGCATCGCCCGATACCAGTCCACCGGCCACGCTTACGGTCGCAGCTTCGCCGGCCGAATCATCCCCTTCGCCTTAGAATTAGAAGCCTTACTGGAGCGGTTAATCCAGAACATGGCCGACTTCGACCGCTTCGGCTTCACGATGGTCCCTAACGACCAGGGCATCGACTTCGAGAACTTCAAAGCCACCGAGTCGCCCAAACTCATCCCCTACGAGCGCGATTTCACCGCCACCGGCTCCGGCGTCGATTCCATCCTCCCCGCAACAGCCTCCGACATCCCCGGCCGCACCTTCCAGTTTGGCACCACTCTATTAGACCGCATCTGCGCCCAAGGCCCCCTGTTTTCCGGCGAATCTTCCAAGCGCGTGGACAGCATGGGAGGCATCGACCTCCTCGCCCAACTAGGCTCCACCCACTTGATTCCGACGGCCAAGTTAATCAAAGCCGCCTACACGACCATGTACCGTCACCAACTCCACGAAATCCGCCAGCGCCTCACCGACCCCTCCCTCCTCGCCGAGGGCGTCCCCATCACGCGCATCGAAAACTCAATCGCGGGCGTCACCATCGACGCCAAGACGGGCAACATGAGCATCGGCCCCGGCCAGGTTCCTGACCCGTTTTCCATCGAAATCGGCATCCGCTCCGAGGACCCTCTAGGCGGCGAGCGTCGCCGTGAAGAAGCCCCCGGCCTCCTCCAAGCCGGCCTCTTGACCCAAATGGAATTCATAATCCTTTGCTACAAAGAAGGTTGGAACTACCCCATCGGCAGCCGCGTCGTCTGGGAAAACTACATCCGCGCCGTCCTGGTGAACTTGATTCTATTCAACGACGGCGATGTTCCCGGCGAGCTTCCCGGCTCCAACCGTGCCGCCGGCATCATCGGCAGCTACTTCCACGAGGCCGCCGACAAGCCCGAAGTCCACCTCCTCGCCGCCGAAGAGTTCATGGCCGGTGCCGAATTCCATATGGCATCCTCCGCCGTCCAGGACGCCTTCCTGGTCCGCTGGACAGACCTGAAGGCCCGCATGGGTGAGCCCGTCCACCCCGACCAGCCGACGTTAGACGAAGCCGCCTCCAACAATGCAGCCGAAAACCAAGGCCAAGGCCAAGGCCAGCCACCACAAGGAGCCGCGTAGTGCCCGCCAAGAAACCCAAGCCCGACCCCATCCACCGCGCCATCCTGGCAGTTTCGCCAGTCCGAGTAGGCGCAGAGTGGTTCAAAGTCCGCGTCATCTCCGAAGACGACTGGTCCGACGGTGATGAATTCCGAGGCTGTATCGCCTACGGAGACGGCGAGATTCGGATCCGCGCGGACCAAACAGGCTTCGACGCTGTTGATGTTCTCTTCCACGAAGTTGTCCACGCAGTTGTAGGGGACAGAGCCCACAACAAATTCGAGAGTTCCGACATCGCCGATCGGGGCAAATACACTGATCTTGGGGAACTGTTTACCCGTGCCGCCGAGCAAGGCCTGACGAACCTCTTCCTCGACAACCCCCGACTGTTGGCCCTTTTCGTCAAGTGGTGGAGCCCCCTGGCCCGCAAGAGGAGCAAGAAATGATCCACCGGCGCGAGTGCCGGTTTTCCATCCGGCCTGCCAGCACGACAGCACTTTCATTTTCCCAGCGGACTCACCTCCCATGTGAAGAGGAGATCCGAGATGACCAATGAAAATCTCCGGGAATTGCTGGGGGACATCGAGTGGAGCGGGGACGGTCGTGGTTGTGGGCCTCGTCAAACCTCCCCCGGCTACGACTACTGGTGCCCTGATTGCGAGGCGCATCGGTTTGTATCAGAGGAATCACTCTTTCCCATAGGCCTGAGCGTGCCGGCCCCTCACCACAAAGGATGCCGCATAGCAGAGTTTTTGGACCGACCTCCCCCCAACCTGAGCCAGGAGACCCTGAATGGACCCCGACCCGTCGAGAGTGAGATACCGCGAAAAAATCAAAACCGTTGAGGCCGAACAGTTCTTACCACAAAACCGGCCGTGGCCTAAGGGTGTGGTATCTTTGGAGCGACCCTTCGGCTACTACTTCCAGGGGGTGACTGGATGCGGTCCTCTTTATCCAGTGTTTTCTGGCGATTGGATCGTTACCGACAGTGATGGCTATCGGTACCACTGCAGCGAAGAACATTTCACGGCGATACATGAAAAATATGAACTTCTTTCCCAAGGAGAGAAATAATGCCCGACCCTGACCCGAGTAAGAAGCAAGAAGACATCAGAGTGCTTTCCGGAGAGGAAGCCGCCGCCCTGGCAATGGAGGCCGTGATTTCCGGCAAACAGGAGACGGTTCCCCTGACCAAGCTGTTGGAGCAGTATCAGAAGGGGACCGCAGCAGAGCGGAGATTTGCAGAGGCCCATGAGCTGAAGACCTCCGCTGAGGATGCGCTGGGAGTGCAGAGGGATCTTTCCGAGGGCCTAGCCGAGACGGATCCCTCGAAACTACGGCGTGCGTTTAAGAATTCCGGGGCTACTGACAGTCAGTTGGACGAGATCTTCACCCCTGCCGACACGTTGAGGAGCACAGATTCCTCTTCCCCGGGAGGTCAGGACGCTGTCGGAACGCAACACTCGTCTTCCTCGCTGGACGGCGATGAACGGTTTGACGAATTGGTGGGGGCTCTTGAGGAGCAGCGGAAGCAGATTGAGGCCCTGCAGAAGAAGGATGAGGCGCGGGGGATCCAAAGGAAAGAACAGGCCGTTCTGCGGGAGGTGGACGCGGCCCTTGACAAGGACGAAGAACTGTCTAAACTATTGGCAGAGCTCGACGAAGGACCCGCTTTGGAGCTTCGTCGGCTGGCGTATGGAAAAGTAGGAGAGGCGAGCAAAACTGTTCCGTGGGGATCTGCTGTCTCGAAGGGGCTTAAGGCCCTGAAGGTCACGATAGCGGCCTGGCGAGGCAAAGGTACCCTAGAGACAGGTGAGGGCGGATCACCCGCAATTGGCAGTATGGCGGGCGTCGGGCCTTCGAGTCACACGGTAAGTCAACTCCACCCATCACTCAAAAAAGAGAAGTTGATGCCGCACGACGAAGGCTACGAGGCCAGCTTACTGACCAGGATGAGGGAGAAGCTCGCCCGGAAATAAACCGCCGGGTACTCTGCTCTGCTCCACTCTGATCCACATCTCATAGTCTGAGCGTGCTGCATCCAGGAATTATCCCGTCCTTCCTGATTGGAGGGCCGGGGGAAAGGAGCACACGCTTATGGCTACCTCTGGCGCGTCTAGCGTCATCAATGCCATCAGCGAGATCATAGAGGAGGACCTGTCTGGTTCGGTCCCTTCGACCATCCCGGCGCTCGACAGCTATTACACAAGGCTGAAGACGTCGGCGATGGGTGTGACCTCTGATGGTATTGGTCGAGATATGAAAGTAAAGCACCCCATGAAGCAGGGGGTGGCCGGCACGGTCAAGTGGGTCAGCCCGCTGGGATCCGCGCCGTTGGGTTCGACGACTCAGATCGTCGCCCGTACTGCTGCGCATGTCGATGCTTATCCGGGACTGGGTGAAAACGTGGTTCCCGGCCATCTGACTGTGACGATTGATTTGGCGAGGGCCAAGGGAAATATCTTCCTGCCCATCGAGTACCTCAAGGCGGACAAGCTCTCGGCAACAATGGTTTCCAATCTGAGGGAGATCGTCGTGGGCGCTGCCGAGAACATAGTGCTGGCGGAGATCCACCAGTTCTATGCCCAGACGGCGACGGATGCGACGGGTATCGCCCAGATTTCCGGATCGCCGACGATCGCCGACGGTAATGCGACCAAGGATAAGATCACTTTCGTCGTGAAGACGGGGTCGATTCGGAATTTCCATCCCAGCATGTTGATCGACTTCCACGCGATTTCCGGTGGTGCTCGGCGGAATACGACCGGTCCAATCGTTGTGGACTTGGTCAGGTATCTGCCTAACACCTCGACCGATACCGGGGGTTGGGGGCAGGTCATCGGCTACTCCATGACCGGTGAGAATCTGACTGCTGCCGGTGTGGCTGATACGGACATGATCGTCCGGGTGGACAGTCATGGTTTCGGGCCGAAGGGTCCGGACTACTGGCTGGCCACTACGGGGACCAAGTTTGGTGTCAATATCGCCACCTATATGCAGTTCCAGTCGATCGTAGCTGCTGTTTCCGGTGTGGCGACTGAAACCCTGTTCAACAAGTACTGGGGCCGGTTCTTCGACGCCTACGGGATGGCGAACATCCCCGATGCGATAGTTTCGAGGATTGGAGTGCTGAATGCCCACGCCGAGCAGAATGACGGCTTGGGGCGCTTCAACCGTAGTGGGCAGCGTCTGGTCATGTCGGAGGGCTATGAGTTCGGTGGAGTGCCCTTCAACTTCAACGGCCGGAACGTGACCTGGGATCCGTCGTCATACATGCCGAGTGCTTCGGACATGACGGCTAGTTCGCAGACGGGTGGAATCCTGTGGGCTCTGAAGACGCGGGATCGGAACCTGATGCGATACGTTCCGCCGCTGGCCGGCGGGAACGTGGGGGCGGAGCCGATTCCCAGCGAAGTTGAGTTTGTCTTCCCGCAGGGCGGGCCTATGGGCATCTTTAAGCCGAGGCACGACGGGTCGGGTGACACGGTCAACTTCCTGGAGGCGCCGTTTGACCGCTGGATGGCTGTTGCTCCCCGGTTCATGCCGGGGATCAAGCTGACCAGCTTGACTGAATCCATCTAAGCCTTGCTTTGGCGGGGAAGGGGCTGCGCGTGAGTCCTCGGCGGCTTTCGGGTCGCCGGGGGCTTGCGGCTCTTCTCTGTTCATTACTGACTTGAAAGATAACAGTATGCCTTGCAAAGGTAAGAAGCGAAAAGGTCCACCGCGCCCGAGGCCTCGGCCTAGACCCCGTGGCGGTCGGAAGTGAATTACTAATCTAGGAGCCCCTGAATGCGACCAGCGTATCCTTATGACCCCGCCTTTCACCAAATCGAGGAGACCTGTTTCGCGCGATTCTTCCGGCGGGAACTGAAGCGCGATGATCTCGTAACGTGGCATTTCACGGACGTCCGGGAACCTGACCCGGAATGTCGGCCGGGCTTCACTGTCGAGGAGGAAGTTTGGGTTGTCTCCCTGTTCAACGGCCAGCAGTTGCTCGACATTGGGCACCTGTTTACGGAGGAAGATGGGCGGCCGTCTTGTACCCGCGAGAGGGCGCAGGAGATTATTCATCGGCTGACGGATCTGATTACGGTTGCGGAGGCCCGAACGCGGCTGAAGCGGGCGATGGGCGACCAGCGGCGGGCCACTAATGACATGGCGGCCAGGCAGTTGGCAACAAGGAAACGGACGTACCGGATCATTCAGCAGGGGCAGGGGGAGAACGCGGCCGACCAGTATGCAATGGCTGATGCCCCCGAGCTGATTGACGGCGGCCCCTGGTCTCTGAAGAAGGTGGTCTAACCTATGGCTGTATCCGGAGTAGGCTTCCTGGCGACGGTCAGCGGGAAGGCGCGGGAATTCATTGATGAGCCCGGCACTTCCTCGAAGTTCTCGGATGCGCGTATCCTTGACATGATGCGGCGGGCACTCGCCGATGTTACTCGTGACGTGGATCGGAGTAGCGTGACGAAAATTCGTGCCAGGGCCAGTTTTGCGGTCGTGGCCGACCAGCGCGAGTATGTCCTGCCGCCCTACAGCAAGTTCCTGGAACTTAAGAAACTGAACGACAGTGGGGAGTTGGAGTGGGAGATCATCCCTAAGAACTCCCTCGCGCCGACCGGGCCGGGCTTCACCATTGAGGGACCAATGCTTCGTTTTGATCCCAACTGGGGCGCGGGGTACACCCTTGAACTGGTCTACATTCCTGCTCGGACGACGACGATCTTCGAGGCCACTGCACCCGCCAGCGGTGTGGGCGCTTCGACGATCACAGTGCCTTCATCTGCGACGGAGGGGACCGTCAATTTGTATGCGAATGCCTACTTGGGCTGGGTGGTTCGGATCCTGAGCGATCCGACGACGGGTGCAGTGCAGGACCGCGTTGTTTACTCGCAGGACGACACTACGCCCGGGCAGCCGGTGTTCACGGTCAAACCCGCCTGGTCGCCGGCGTTGACTGACGACAATACCGTTGTCTTTGAGGTAGTCCCCGATAATGCTTATGAGTACGAAGACCTTGTGGCTTTGAAGGTTGCTCGGTTCATCGCGGCAATCACGGGCGACCGTGACCGCTTGGAGTTGATTCAGATAGAGTACAGGGATGCGATGCGGGCGCTTCGGCTGCAGGCGGCGAATGCGGAGCAGCGGGTCGGGCCTCACATGACTCGGGTGACTCGGTTTAGAAGCAGGTGGGGGAAGACTACCTGATGCCGTTCAGCACGGAGCGATTCACCTCGACGGTGGCAAATCCGGTTCAATCGAGGGCCGTGTTGGCGCCGAATCTGGACAATCTGGGGGTTCGCAAAAGGATTGACCGGCCTCGTGACGTCCCTGAGCCTGAGCCGTTGACTCTTCGACCGTTCTTCACCGGGGCCTTGAGTGCTTCGGAAATCTTTGGGGGGGCTTGATGCCTCGTCCGCATCCGACAATACACGGCCCCGACTGGAGCTATGAATTTCCGCTGCCGTTGCTCGACGTGCAGCAGGCCTTTCAGACCCAGACGAAACCGAAGCTGTCTCGGCTGGTCGGGGTGGACGGGCGGTACAGGGGAAGACTTCGGAGGTTTCCGGGGTGGGAGGAGCCCAGTTGGACGACGGGGTCTGACGCCGAAATGGATATCTCGGGGCTCACTATCGGAGGTGCTGTCGGCGCTTCGCTCTTCAAGCCTTTCGTGCTTCAGCAGGGGACCTCCGGCTCGAATCTCCTCCGGGGGGTCTTGTTTCTGGCCAACGATGGAGGGAGTCCTGCAAACGATAAGCTCTATGCCTTCTTTTCCGTTGGGGGGGCCTCGATAACTACTACGAACGATCCCCTCGAAGTGTATGACTTCGGGACCCTCAAAGGGCGGCCCGCCTACCTGGACATGACCGTCGATCACGACCTGATCTACCTGGTGGGTGAGGACACGGAGGATGCTCCAAATAAGATCGAGAAGCTCATCCGCTACGCCGGCTCGTCGGGCGGGTGGGTTAGTGCCGATTGGGACTCCAAGTCGCCCAAACGGGTGACAATCGTGGACGACGATACGGAGAGTGCTGCCACACCCGTGGATGACAAGGAATGTGGTTTCTTGCTCCCGAATAAGAAATACGGATTCTGCTATCGGTTTGTCTATCCTGAGCAGGGATTCGTCGGGCCGCTTTCGCCGATTCAGGAGATCGGCACGGGAGCCGTTGGCGCTGAGCAGTGCTACATCCGTCTGACAAGCGAGGAGTTGAATCCGCCGACTGGCTATGGTGACATCTTCAACCGGGCAATCGTGCAGGTTTTCCGAACCACTGATGTCACATTCGATGTGGATACAGGCCAAAGTGTCAGAGGCAACATGTATCTGGAGGTCGAGTTTGAGGTGCCCCGCGAGACCGGGACACGAACCGGCGTCTACGACACCAATACCGAGTACACGCCTGCTGCAGGGGGGACGGATGCCTTCATTGTCTCCAGCGTGGATATCAGCGACACCGACATTGTGGCTGGAGACATCATCTATCTGTGCCATCCTTGCAAGACTCGGCATTCGGATGGATCTTCAGGTTCAAAAAAGGATTACGGTTGGACGGTCTATCGCCGAACGGTCACGTCTGTGGATGATGGCAACAGCTACATCTATTTCGATCGAGATCTGGCGGGCACCGGAGTTACTCCTGCGTATACTGGTGTTGAGGAGGGTCTTTTCTGGATTTCCAAACAAGGAGACGGAGTAGACACGACGGGTGCATTTATAGAGCTGGCAACCGACAATGCGCACCACAAGCCTTCCGTTTATATTGGTTGGGCGGCGGACGCCGGGTCGGCGGGTTCTGATACCCCGGAAGGTCTGCAGGATGATGCCCTGATTATGATGCCCCGGTTAACCGCCAAGGAGTTTGCCATCTTCAGCGCCGACGGGAATCCTCGGGCCAAGTTCATTCAGGAGTACGAAGGCTTCTTCGTCTATGTGACTTCTGCCTCAAAGGAAGCGGGCGGTTATGATGTCATTCGGTGGGGCGACGTCGATTTGCCCCGCAAAGGTCTTATCTCCGTTCTGAATCGCCGAGTCTTGCCTTCTCTGGCTGACGCGGTGACTGGTCTCGTCGAGGCCGATCCCTTCCTGGTCATCCTGATGGACAACAAGATTCAGCGGTTGCATCGTTCCGGCGGCCGTCTGGCCAGTGACATAATCCACAACCGCTTCGGGTCTCTTGCAGCCGACGCGGCCGTCGTGGTCGGGACGAATATGTACATCCCCTCACCTTCGGGGATTCTTCTGGTGGACCTGACTTCCGGGCAGGTGGACGCCCTGAACGCCACCCAGCACTTTTTCGGCGAGGGTACATCCGGCGACGGCGTGACGGGCAACTGGCGCGGCGACCTGGCCGATCTCCAGGGGGCCTACGACGCCCAGCTCGGTGCTCTGATTTTCCTGAATCCGAACAAAAACGAGATGCTGATTGTCTGGCTCAACCACGGCGTGTTGACCCACCACATCGACGTGCCCTTCGACCGCCTGATCTCCACCGGCGACCTCAAGGCCGGGGGTCTCAAGAAGGCCCTGTTCTTCAACGATACGACGAGGCGGTTCTACGAGATCGACGCCGACCGCAGTGCGGTCTCCCGGACGACTTTCTCTTACACAGGAGAGTCGGGTCTGACTTACAACGGAACGACGACCGCAGACACTGCACTCAAGCTGACTGATTCCGCTGCGACCTTCAGCGATCAGATGGTCGGCCACTTCGTGCGAGTCCGACAGTCGTCTGGATTGTGGAAGCGGGCACTGATTAAAGCGAAGGATTCTGCCACTGTATTGTCGATAGGGGCAAACATCGCCAATGCGACGGGACGGGTGTATGCGATCGGCGGGGTTCCGATGCAGGTGACGATGGCTCCGCTGTCGGGGCATCCGGAGGAGCCCGTCCTGGACCTGTTCACGGTTAAGCAGGTCACGGCGATGGGCGCGGCGTATGCGAACAAAGGACCGTCCGGGCGGACCCTGAACTCGGCCTGGGACTTGACGACTTATCAGCTTTTCGAGCGGGACCACACATTGGCGACTGCGACTGCGGCGGCAAGTCACGTCGTTGCGGCCGAGCAGGCGATTGATGATGACGAGAATGCGGAGAACTTTCAGGCAATCCAACGGAATCATTCCATACTTGTACCAGGCCTGGAGATCTGGTGTTCCAACCTGGACCTGGACTTGCTAGGCGTCATTGTGCAGGGTAAGATAGGGCGAAGCCTGAAGGACACCCGCCCCGCGTAAGAAGAGGCGTAGGAGGAATTGAAGCATGGCTATTGATCTCAGTTCGTTCGGGCAAGAAGGCGAGACCGCCCGGGGGGCCGGTGATGCTTTTTGGGATTTTGTCTCTGCCGGCGTAAGCGTGGCCTCGCTCTTTAATCCGTGGGCTCGGGCACTTCAGAGTTCTCCCTACTGGCAAACGAGAGAAACGCAGCGCATCGGTCGGGAGCATCGGGAGGAGCTGGAGGAGGCTATGCCTGACCTTCAACGGATGTCGCCGGAACTCCTGGAGCGAGCTGGCGAGCAGGCTGTAGGGGAGCGAGTTCAGACTTTTGAGCAGCTTCAAGAGTGGCAGCGCGCCCAGGTCGGCGAGATCACCGACTTTCGGATTCGGCGCGACAATGCTATGACGGGGCTGCAGCAGGCCGATTCCATTCTCCGGCAAGCCGGCTTGTCCTCTAACATTCAGCTCCGCCAGGGAATGCAGGACTTGAACCGGATGCGGCAGGCCACTTTGGGGTTCATCGGCCAAGGCATGTCAGCGATGCAACAGCGGCTCGACGAGATCCGCGCCGGCAACCAGGAGGTCCTCGACGGCATCGACGTGGATGTCGAAGGCCGGATGTCCGCCCTGTCTGATGGGATCACAGCTCGGACGGAAGCGACTTTCCGGCAACACGAGCGCATGATGGACTCCGAGGCCCACATGGAGCCCGGCGAGCGCCGGGCACTGCGGATGATGTACGAGGCAATGGCCTCCAGTGATATTGCCGTTGCCGCCGGCACCCTGCACGAGAACTCCGTCGAATACCGTGGGAAGGTTGCCACTGACTTGCAGACTTCGGAAAATCAGGCCCGGAGCTATGCTGCTTCGACGGCCGCCGGTCTGATGATCTCCGGTGTGCAGGCGTTCGCCCAAGCTGAGGAGATTAGCGCCGGCTTGCGGAAGAACCACGTCAATAACGTCCGGATGGTCAACATTGCGCGCACCGAGCTGAAGCAGTTTGCTGCGACGTACACTGAGACGACCGGGCAAATGCTATGGAATATGGTCAATGAGACCGTCCGACCCGTTCTGGTCTTCTCGGACATCCTGTACGATGCGTTCGACGGGATGTTCGACATCACGGCTTACAACAACAACGTCGATATGCAGATTTACGTGAATCAGGTGGAGGCGATTTCCGCCACGAGCCAGGCTCAGCTTGCCGCTCTGAACATCCTGCCGGCGGCTGCTGAAACCAAGAGGCAGCGGGATCTGCAGGAGCGTGGCCAAACGATGGGGCTCATCGGCGATGTTTATCAGGCGGTTGCAACGGGAGCGGGTGCAGCCGCAGGAGCATAGGAGGTAGATAATGCCGGTAGTTCCGACAACTTCACCGAGTCCGCCCCGGCAAAGGCAAAGGGGTGGCCGGGGTGCCGTTAATCCCCCGATGCCTGCAGGTGGCGGCTTGACATTCCCTCCGGCCAGCCAGCCGAGAGGAATGCCCGGCCAACCTGGTGGTGGCGGCAAGGCTGCTCTTGGTCGGGGCATCGCCGCTGGCGCGAGCCAGGTTGCCGGTGCCATCGAGCGCAAGCGGCTTCTGCAGATGCGCCTGGACATGAGGGAGGAAGACAAAAGGGAAGCCCGTTCTCTGGCCGTGGGTGAGTTGAGGGCCAAACGGCTGGCGATGCAGGAGGCGGCGCAGATCGGCGCGCTGGATGAGGGTACAGGGAAAATCATTGAACTGATGGCTACTCCGCTGCCGGCTGACCAGTGGAAACTGTTGCGGGCGGCAGCCCAGCAGGGCTACGATGCTCGCGGGATCGCATTGACCGATTTCGATAAGAGGTGGGACGCGCTTGAGGCGGGCCTCCTTTCGGGAGGCGACATGGCTACGATGAGGGCATTCAATGCCTCGCGGCCGCAGGGTATGAATGTTCTGTATCCGACGGGGGAGGCCAGTCCCGAAGCTATGGGGCGGGTGGGACTCGCCAGAGCTACGGAGGAGGTGTTGTTTGCGTGGTCCCAAGCGACTGCAACGGCGAAGTTGAGTGAGAGCAAACATGCCGAGAAGTTGCAGGCGGCCCAGCGGGATGCCGCCAAACTGGGGGTGGCCGAGGTTAAAGCCGTCCAGAATTTTGGGGCCTTCACCGATGAGCCGGGCTCCATCGCCGCACACAATATGCGGATGATTGAGGGAGCCCTCACTCTGACCCGTAAAGCAGGGCCTACGTTCTTCGGCCCCTCTGTGACTGGACCGATGGCCACGATGGCACCACCCACTACTTCCATCGACCGGCTGGAGGCCCTCTTCAAGCAACAGGGGGTTCCGGCTCAAAACCTTCGGCTCTACACTGACGTCACAATGAAGGAGAAGGCCCCGGCCGAGCGGGACAAGATTGGCGGGATGATCCTGTACCTCCGGGAGATCGTCGGTCGAAACCTCGATGCGGCGGCAAACGGCGTCATCCTGGAACCTTTCAGGAAGGTCATTCAGTCTCCGGACGGGGGGGAGCCTATTGTCTTGGAATATGTAGCCTCGCCGGGAGTGGTGGAACTGTCCAAGAAGATGACGCCCTGGCAAAAGGAGGGGCTCAAGCAACTTGCTTGGGATACTGAGGTTGTGGCGATGCTCCTGGAAACCAATCCGGGGTGGATGGCCGGACAGATTGCCGAGATTGTCGGGGAGCATTTAGGGGAAGTCAATGCTCGGGTGCGTGAAGTCTTCGAGGCCCACAAGGGAGTGCCCCCCGAGGGTGCCGTCCATTCCGTCCTTGCCGAAGTGTTGGCCGAGTTCCATGAGCAGGAAGATCTCGTCAAAGACGCCATGACGGACTACTTTACGAAGGTGGCTGCCGCGATGGAGAAGCAGGAGGCGCAGGAAGAGAAGGCCGAGTCCCGGCCGGCGCAGCAACCCCCGCTCTTCCCGGAAGGAGGGCAACCATAATGCCCAGAGGACGACGGACACCGAAGACGCTGACTCGCCGGGCTCCGGCGGGCGAGTCGGTCGGAGAAGCGGCCGGGACGCCGGGACCCATTGGAGCCGTGCTCAATCTTTATAGCCAGATGGGCTCCAAGCTCCTCCAAGGCCCGACAGCCGAGGAAAGGGCAGCTCTGGAGCCGTTTGGTGCGATGATGACTGCTGTGGTTCCTGGGGGAGGCTTGGGAGCTGCGACTCTCAGGAGAATTCTGAGTAATCCCAAAGCGTTCATTACCTCCATCCGTAAGCTGATGGCGAGCGGAAAAGCAGAGCAGGCTTTGGAGAAACTCAGCCAGGTAAAGAAGGCTGCTCTGGAGGCGGGCCGCAGGGCTACTACTGCCGGAGCCCGGCCGACGGCGCAGGCGGCGACGCAGGCGAAGAACTTGGGCGTTCAAGCCGACAAGCTCAGGGAAGTCGCCCGGAAGGCCGAGACGGTTATCCGGGGGGGAGGACGGGTTACACAGAAGGCGGGGAAGCCGAAGCCTACCGCTGCGATCGGAAAGCGTCCACCGCCTTCCAGAGCTGCGCCGGCTGAGCCCGTGTCTCCGATTCCCCAGCGAGGTCAGTTGGGAAGGGTAGGCCAGTATATTCGCCAGCACCCCGGTCAAGCGGTGGGAACTGCGGTAGGGGCCGGTTGGGGTGCTTCGATGCTTGCCAACATTGCCGGCAAGGTCGGCACGGGGGATGAGAGTTTCACCTGGACCAGGGAGCTGTCCAACCGGATCGGAACTCGCCGAGGTGGGCCTGATCCCGTGGAGGTGGCTTTAACTCAAGCGGGACTGCAGGCGGCCGGCGAGAGGCAGGAAGCGCTGGAGGCCTTCAAACATCTGGGGCGGGCACAGGTAACTCGTCGGAGGTTGGCGGAAACGTCGGCGAGAAGGGCGGCCGACCGTTTCGAGGATGCCGCGATGAATCTCCGCCGGAAAGCATTGGACGACCTGGAAAAAGGACTGCTGGAATATCGGACGGCGCATCCGGCTGCCGATATGGATACTGCCGTCAGAGCGGTGGCCGGACGGCCTTTGACGTTGTCGGAGATGGTAGAGCCCGTGGACGACGAGCAGGCGGCGGTTGCTGAATTGGTCAAGGCGCGTGCCCGGAATCTCCGCTCTACAGGGCCTGTCGCCCCCGCTGCTGCTCAAGCCATCTTGCAGGGGCAGTCGGAGGAGCCGCTTCCGTGAGGAAGGAGTAACCGATGCCGGTAAGAGATACAGCCGCAGCAGTTTTGCAGAGAGCCCAAGGTTTGGTGGAAGGGCCGGGGGTCGCAGCCGATATTCCGGACGCGACGGAGCTGGCGGCTTCCGCTGCGCGGCCGGCGGGGGCCATACCGGAGATGTCAGCGGCTTTCTGGGGCGAAAGTACCCGTCCGCTGGAGGTCGTGGTCCATGAGCGTTTTGAACGGCTTGCCAAATCCGCCAAGTCGCTGGTGAAGGCTTCTACGAAGGCACGGGAGAAGGTCCTTATCCGCCATATCGAGGAGTTGGCCAGCCTGCTGGGGGAGACGCCGAAGGCTTCGATCAAATATGGGGGGCAGTTAAAATTCATCCGCAGCATGGTCAAAAATGCGGCCAAGGCCGGATGGTCCACAGGAGAGATTGGCATCCTGACTTCCACGGCGCTGTACGAGTCAGGCGCAATCCGGACCTCGGCGGGGGCCTCCAACATGCAGAAGGTGATGGCGACCTATGAAGCCGAGGTCGGCCTGGGCGGCGCCACACCACGGCTGGCCAAAGGGGCAGCGGCCGCAGCCCACGTCGGGAAAGCCGGCCGGTTTATTTCTTCAGTCGGAAGGTTTGCCAAAGGGGCCGCGCCTTTCGCCGCTCTGATGGGCCTGGATGCCCTGGTCAATAAGCGGTTGCAGGTGCAGTCGGAAAAAAAGCAAGTTCAGCAGATACTGGAAAAAGCCAGTGGAGGTGGAGCATCGGCGTTCGGGCCAATGCAGACTGTGGAGTTCATCGAGGCAATGGGGCCGGAGTTCGTCGAATCCCTGATGCAAGATCCCTCCCTTGTCCTGGCCCTGCACGATAAGCTACAATCCATGACCACCGGAAACCTGCCTCGTGGAACCGCAGTGTTGCGGTCGGCGGCCGGTGGAGGAGTCGATGCCCAGGTGCTCTTGGAGCAGCTCGGCAGATAGGAGGCCAGTATGACCCCGGAATTGTTTACCAAGGTCTTCGAGATGATCTCGATGTGGCTCTACAAGTTGATCTATGTGATCCTTTTTGGAGGTTAGAAGGTGATGTCCCCGAAAAGTAAAGGTACGCTGTTGGATGTGAGTTTCGTCGGGCTGATTATCGGAGTCGTTGCCTGCCTTGCCCTGATTTGCGTCTCCCTTGGCTGTATCTCCACCACAGAGGGAGGCGCGGAATGGTCGGTCGGAATGCGCAACGACAACTTCCTGGTCCTGCGTCACACCGTTGACGGGGATAAGGTTGACAAACGAGCTGCGGTTGCCGTGGCGATTGACCCCATATCATGGCAGGTAGTCAAGGAGTTCATGGCCGATGAGAAACCGGCGGAAAACATTAGCGCTGGCAGCAGCAACTAGCCTGATCCCCGGCTGTGCAGCCCTCTACCAGCCGATAGTCGATCATGCTGTTGACCGCGCGCTGGAGAAGGTCGGGGTCGGGGCGAAAGATCTGGCTGGCGATTTCGTTCATGACATGGCGAATCGGCCGGCCCCGGTGATGCCTCCGCCCGGTGCAGGACTTTGGGAGTATGCTGCCTTTGGCGGCATGACTATTTTAGGTGGCGCTGCGATTTTCGTGAAGCGCAAATACTTCAAGAAAAGGAGAAGTAACTGATGCCGGTAACAGGAACGAGTTTGAAGGGGGGCGACAACCCCCGGAAAGGATTGGTGTGTGCGCAGTATCACATGCCACTCGCGGCGGAGATAATCAGCCAGATTTTCTTCATTGCCGATCAGTCTTATGAGGTGGTGTCCGTCCAGGCCGTCTGGGCCACGTTGGATGCGACGGAGACCATCCAGATTCAGCGCTGCCAGGGTGTTGAGGCTGCAGGGTCTGGCGATGACCTACTGGAGGCCGCGCTGGCCGTCAGCACTACGGTCGAAACCGTGAACACTCCTGCTCTGCAGAGCACCACACCAGCCAACTTGATCCTCGCGGCAGGGGACCGGCTGGGTATCGAGTTCAGCGCGGGTACGGACGCTCTGGCGGGACTGTGCGTGACGGTCTTCCTGATGCCGTTGGCGGACAAGTACTACACCCGCACGTAGTTCAACCGAAAGGAAAGAAAAGGAAAGGAGAAACGAAAAATGGCGCAAGTAAATAGCGCGCAACTGGGCCGACGCGCCGGGGCGCACAAAGGTATGGTGCCGGTCAACCTGCACTGCCCAACGGCAACCGAGACGATCTCTCAGACGATGTTCATCGCCGACCAGAAGTATCGGCTCTACAGTGTTGAACTGGCCTGGGATGCTCCGAGCACCTCGGGGACATTCCAGCTCCAGCGTTGCCAGGGCACCGAGGCCGTCGGGTCTGGTGATGACCTTCTGGCCAGCACGGTTGACCTGAGCACGGCTGATGACACGGTGAACACCGGCACGCTGACGACGACGGAAACCTACTTGACGATCGAGGATGGCAACAGGCTGATGGCCGAGTTTGCCGGGACCGTGACAAATCAAGTCGGCTTGGTGGTCGTGGTGTGGCTGATCCCCGATGGTGACAAGAGGTACTGGATCTCGGAGGGCTAAACGATGGCAAAAGTGAAAGACCAGAACGTCGGCCGTCGCGGCGGCGCCCGCACGGGGATGGTCGTCGTTAATATTCACATCCCCACGGCTGCTCATATTAATGCGGTGCCTCAGACGGTGTTCATTGCCGATCAGGCTTATCGGCTTGTTTCGGTGGAAGCGGCCTGGCACACAAATTCAACGGGAGGCACGATTCTCGTCAAGAAATGCACGGGCACACAGGCCGAATCCGCAGGGACGGATATGGTTTCAGAGTTCAGCGATGCTTTGACGAAGGATACAGTCTACACAGCCACTCTCGTCACTACGGAGTCCAGTTTGAAGCTGGCAGATGGAGACCGGATTGTCCTGAAGGAAACTGGAAACCATACGAATTTGGTTGGGGCTTGTCTTACGATCATTCTGGTGCCGATTCGGGATGAACGCTACTGGATCTCGGAGATGTAGGCGATGGCTAGCAGGCGGCCGAGACGGTTTTTTATGGGGCAGACCGGGAAAGGTAAGAGTAGTCTGCCGAACATGTCTGCGTTCTCGCAGCGGGGAGGCGGCGTCGGTAAAGGTATGGCCGGCCAGAAGGTTAAGCAACACCCGATGACTCCGTTCGCAATGGATCGGTTCGGCCATGCTTTGCCCTGGGAGTACGCCGGGAGCAAGTTTCCCGGAGCGTTTGATACGCGACGAGTGCAGGGACCGACTTCGATGCTATCAAAGCGGCGAGCCATCGACGCGAGGCCTACGTCGGCAGGAAAGTATCTTGGAGCGAGCACCTATACGCTGGGAACGGAGGAAGCACCTCAAACTATCCGGCTGTCGGGGCAACCCGGCGGGGTGAATGATGCTTTCGTGACCATGCAGGACATACTCGCAGAGGGCACCATCAGCCCGGACATGCTCTACGAGGCTCTGGGGGCGGACCCCTCGGATGTCCCTACCTTTATGAGCCGGGTGCGGTTGCAGTGGCAGGAAGCGATGGTTGCCGCGATGGGGGACCCGGAGACGGCGAAGGGTATCTTTCAGGGCAACATCGTCCGAAGCGCTTTTCCAACCTCCGAGGTCGATATGTCGGAATGGGATTTGGATCCGATGGGCTTCCTCGGAGGCTTTCAAGGCTTCGGGACTACGTCGGCTGCGGGAGCGGGGGCAGAGGCTGAGGAACAGGAATTCGAGTTGCCGGTCCTTGACAAGGAACTCTGGGGCGGCTTTGAGCCGGGATAAGGAGAGTCAAATGCTTGAGTGCGCCGGATGCGGTTTGCTCTTTGAGAAAGATCAACTCCACCCCCTGGCAGTAACGTGCCATTATGGTGAGACCAAGGTGGAACAGCGCTGGGAGAAGGACTACTGCTATGATTGCTTCCTGGACTTCATGGCCGCTCTGGAGACGGTTCATCCTCCTTGTTGCAGTTGTCGCCGGAGCTCCATGGTCCCGTTAGGGGAGTAGCATGTGGCCGACCAACCGCAGTCACTTGATGATTTCCTTCGAGACTTCCGACTGAGACGAGTCGGCGGGGGAGCGTTCGAGCGCCCCAAGCTGGCTCTAGCAAATCTGCTTCGATTCGACATTCCCGGTGCAGCCCGCGCCGTGGTCTCGCCGGAGACGCTTTCACCTATTCAACGGCAGACAATGGCCGACAGGTGGGGGGTGAGCGATGGCGTTCTGGGGAAGATGCTGCGGGTGGTGGAGAATCCCCTCGTCCTGTTCGGGGCACTTCTGGCGATACGGTTTCAGGTTCCCCTGGCCAAGAATCTGTTTCGGTTTGCTCCGAAGCTGGAAGAGCTGCTTCGCAATCCCGGCTTCATCCGGATGCGAGTTACAGGTAACTTCGACGCCATCTACCACGGTCTCAAAGCCGGTGATTCGACACTGCCGGAAGTCTTCAAGGCGCTGGGGCGGGACGTCCAGAATTTCCGGAACGGCTTTCTGACTCAGGCAGGTCTCGCCGTCCAGAAGTTCGAGGGCAACTCCGGGGCCGACTTTTCGGAGCGGATGGGTATCGCGCTCGTCCGCCGGCTGCAGGGCAAACCACTGAAGAGCCTGGGATCACGGGTTCAGCCACATTTCGAGACCCTCGCCGGGGAGATGAGGGGTGCCTTCGACAACATGTACACGCAGGTGATCGGGGCTGCGGACTCGGCGGCGCTGTTGCAGGCTTTGGCCGAGCTGAAGTTGCCGAAAGCCCGGTGGTTGGCTGCGGTGAAGGCACGGGCGGCCCGGTCGGCGACCGGCGCCGATAAGGAGTTGCTTGCTCAGGTGGCGGGAAAGACCGGGGCTTCTAAGCGGGCTCTCCTGGAGCAACTGAGGAACGAAGGCTTCATCACCGGCGGGATCGAGGAGGCAGCGAAACGGCCGAACTATTGGCCACATCGGACGACCAAGACGGTGGAGGAGTATGGGCTGGAGTCGGCGAGGTTGGTGGCATCCGGAACGGGAGGTGAGTCCGCTTTCGGAAAGAAAATGTTGTCGGCGGCTGAGAGCGTGAGTACCCCGCATGCACTGAGGAGGATGGGCCGGATGGTGGCCGACCCGGCGGATCTGAGGAAGATTGAGGACTTGCTGCCGAATCCGAAAGAGATCGCTACGCTGGAGGGGCGGCTTAAAGCCAGTCCTGCACTGCGGACCTACTCTATGCAGTTCCTGCCGACTTACGAGGGCTACGTGCATAGCTTGGCTAAGGCGTATGGGTGGACGGTCAGGGGGAGGGGTCGGGCGATCGTCGGGGCGGCGGAAAGCCTGGAGCAGAGCTATTTGATGGATACCCGGAAGTTCGCGCACAACAAGATCCGGGCGGCCATGCTGCGGGACTCCTACATCCCTATGGCAATGGGGCGGGCGAATTATCGGCAGGGCCTTGCGTCGGCGCAGTTCGGCGAGATGAAATACCGGCTGTCGGAGAAGCTCAATACTTCCGGGCTGCAGAAGCTGCTCGGAGCGGAGACGACGGATTGGCTGAGGACCCGGCTGGTTGAGGATCGGGGGATTCTCAGTTTTCGGAATCTACAGGGGAGGATCGCGGGCCATTTCTACGTTGGCGCATTGGGTATGAATGTGACCTCCTCCGCCTACAACTTGATGCAGACGTTGCTGACGACGGTTCCCCTGATTGGCGCGAAGGCCACGGCGCAGGGGTTGACGAGGACGATGCAGAAGGTTCCCCGGTATTTCCAGTATCGGCAGGCGGGGTTGGCGTCTGAGACGGCGATGGCCAAGGCCTTTCCGGAGTTCGGGGCTGAGGGTCTGGCGGGGTCGCCGCTAACCCATGAGGCGATGGGAGGCTTGCTCTCGAAGGCGTGGGAGGAGGGCGCGGTTCGTCGACCGAATGTTCTGAAGGGGGCCTACAACCGCATCACAGCCGCTATGATGGCTTTCTTTCAGTCGTCTGAGCGTTTGGTCCGGCTGACGGCGTTTGAGGGCACTATGGCCAAGGCGGCGGAGGAGGGCTTAACCGTGGCGCAGGCGGCCCCGATTGCCAGGCGAGTGGTGGAGACGACGCAGTTCCTGGCCGGGCCTCATGCGATACCCTCGGCGTTGAAGAACTTTGGGCCGATGTTGCGGCAGTTCGGCACGTTCCCTGCACGTTACGCGGACTATCTGTTTGGAACCTCGATGGAGATCGGGTCGGCGGCTCAGAGGGGGGGCTTGTTCGGACTGATGCCGGACAAGAACCTGGGAGTGCTCGGGCGGGCGATGCTAACGGGCGGCCTGGTCTATGAGGGGTCCAAGGAGTTTCTCGACCAGGATGTTTCCAGGGGTCTGATGTTCGGGGCGCTGCCCGTGCCCTCACCGGACCAACCTTTCGCGCCCATGCCTTATGTGCCGCCGATTATCGGGCTCGGAGGGGCGGCGGTAATGGATCTGCTTCAGGGCAGCTTCAAAAACTTGCAATATCAGTTGCCGATCACGATCCCCGGCGGAGTGGCGGCCGCCCGGCTTTCGACTTCTATGATGCCGGGGGTGGCCAAGAAGATCGGACGGGAGTGGGTGGCTTATGATCTGAAAGTTCGGGGGTCTGATGGGAAAATGAGGGCGCCGATCTTCTCCAGAGGGGGATCGCTGCGGGGCTACCTGACACCCTTTGAAATCTACATGGACGGAATGGGGTGGCCGCCGGGGGGCATCGGTTCGCTGCAGGCGGAGCGGGAGCTGGAGCAATACCTGCTGGCACAAAGGGATCGGATCAGGACCTACCGGAAGGACTTTCTGGAGGCCCTGGTGCTGCAGAATGATGTGCAGCGGGCAAAGAAGATCAATGACGAGTACATGGAAGCCTATCCGGGCTTTGGGGGCATTCAGGTTCGGCCGCAGGACTTGCGAGCCGTCAAGATGCGCTACATGGTGGCGCGGCTGGAGAAGGCGTTGGAGACCATGCCGGCGGATATGCGGCCTTTCTTCGGGGAGCTGGTCAGCACGATAATGATGCAGGAGGCCGAGAATCTGCTGGGGGTGGATCCCTACCTGCTGCAAGCGCCCACGACGCCGACTGTGGCGTCAAGGGACGTGCACAGACGACCGCCCCCAGGCTCGGCTCTGGAGACGATCGTCCGGCGGCAAATCCAAAGGCGCCAGCGGGTCGATCCGGAGGCCCGCAGATTCCAGTTTCAGAATCCCCTACAGTCGCAGACCGGGACCGGTCAACAGTCAAGGGGCCAGCGGGATATAGGCGTCGGGGCGGCCCTAAGCCCGGCCGACACTTTCGCAGGTTTCAGTGGCTTCTAGGGCTGCGAAGATTCGAGCCTTCATCTTGTTGATGCACTCGTAACACCGGAGGCCTCCGAGGTGGACCCGATTCACCTTGACATTGTGGCGGGGTCCCGGCTCGTTGCGGTGGCCGTCCCGTACCGGTTCAAACGTGACGAGCAGTAAGCCGCAGTCTACGCAGTGCCAGGTGTAGCGGTCATCTTTTGGGTGGAAACCAGGGAAGTAGTGAGCCCACCGATCGAGCCTCTCGGTGACTGCGTGGGACACCTCGCAGTCGTGCGCCTCTTGCTCTGTCAGGTGAGTCTTGGGGCAATTAAGACATTCCCATCGTTCTTCAAACTTCTGCCGGGGCATCAGATTCTCCTTCAGCAAAGGTCCACAAGGCAGCGGAGGGCCATCGCGGCACAGTGGACGGCCTCGCCGGTGAATCGGCGTCGGACGGTGTCATTTTCAAATCCCCTGGTGCCTTTTTTGTTCTCGTGGACAACCCTGCGGAGTTCGGCTACTTCTTCTTCGAGGACGGCGAGCCCTTCGTGAGGCGAATGGAAGGTGGGGAAATTCACAAGGGCTCTTTGGAGTTCCTCTACTACGTGGGTGTTGGCATCCTCAACTCTCATTGCCAGTCTTCTCCTTTATAAGGTCTCGGATTGCCCCGGCTTCACAAGAGGTCCAGCTCCGGAGTCGAACGTACTCCGATGAACAGGGATCGCAGTTTGTTTCCTCCTCTGGAATGTCGTGGATCCATCCGAGACTGGTTACTCTTCTAACCGGCCATTCAGCCTTGCAACCCTTGCAGATGGCTTTTGCACACTTTTGGCGGGCATCATCCATTCGGCCCTGGATAATCGCTACACAGTAGGGGCAGTCATTAAACTCCATGACGTGGCTACAACCGGCGGTGCGCTTGGGAGGTCGCCAGTTTTTGATCCAGGCTAGCAAGCCCGAAGCAGGTGAGCGGTCGTCGAACAGTGTGCACCGGAAGGACGGGATTTTCAACTCGAAGGCCAGGGCTTCTTCGCGGTCGGCGCCTCGGGAACCGCCGGGGATGCGGATGAAAGCATCGCAGCGCTGGACCCAGGCGAGGCCGAGCTGGATCCATTGTTCGTAGTTGCGGGGCGCACAGAGGTGTTGGAACATCGACAGATGCGGGATGTAGGGGAGTCCGCCGAGAGATTCAATCCAGTTGCCGACTTGGATGGCGCGGCGGACGTTGAGGATCGGGTCCGGGTGGGAATAAGGACCGGCGACGTAGATTAGGGGTTTGGTTTTCATAGGAATCTCCTTTCTTAGTCAGTGAGGGCTACGACTCGGGGCCGGGGTTGGGCCAGGGCCGTGGCGATGGCTTCTTCAGTAGCTGGGTGCTGGCGATAGCAGTCGTCTCTTTCGGCATGAGCAATGGCCAGGCCGAGGGCAGCGTAGTTGCGGATGTCGGCCATGCGGCTCATCAGGGATTCCGATTCGGTGGTGCCCGTGGCTGCCCAGGCGAGCACGGCGGAGACGTGCTTGTAGAAGAGGACTGCCCATATTTCTCGAACGTCCTTCCGGAGAATGCGGGCCGCATCGTAGAAGTTGACGAGGCGGTTGGTGGACCCGGCGGTGTAGTCGGCGCCCTTGGTCTTCAGCAGCTTGTCTTCTGTTTCGCGCAGCTTTCGGAGGATGATGTCGAACTCCGTCTGAGTGACTCCTTCGTCTTCGTCTTTTTCGTCTTTGGCCATTGCCATTCTATTTTCCTTTCTTGTGGGAGGGGAAGTGAGGCCACCACTCACGCTCCGATTCCCAGACTTCGTTGATCCGGTGGCGGAAGGTTTCTTCAAAAGCCCATTTGCCTCCTGCGGAGGGGCGCTGCATGATGCCGATGCTGCCCCAGCAGTAGGCGATGGAGGTGATGGCGGAGAGGGGCAGATAGAGGCGGTCTTTCATTTCGAGCAGGGTTAGACCCTCTGGTTTGTCGTGGAGGATTCTGACGAGGCACTGGCCGAGGTAAGGGATGGTATCCCAGGCGATTCGTTTGATGAAGCGGAGGTCACTGTCGTTCCAGGCCTCGCGTGCATCTACGCGGGCTCGCGTCCAACCCAGGACGATAAACTGCCGGGGGAGGCGGGTGGCAACTTCCTGAGCGGCACGCTGCAGAAGGGGGTAGGAAATCTTGCCCGTGCTTTGGGTGAGGCCCTTCGGGAAGGTTCTCAAATCCACCACGGTGCCTGTAAGGCGGATCATTGCGTGGCGATATTTGTCGGGCAAGGGAGGGGTAATCTTTTCAGGGTCCTTCGGGAGGGCGCGGATGATGGGTAGGAGTTGGTCGGCCAGGGCCGCTTCAAGTTGAGCTTTCCAGATGTGCTCGGTAGGTTGCATCCGAATAACGTGATCGGAATAAGCATCCCGAACGGGGCGGGGAATGTGCATCCGATAGATGATGAAGCGTTGTCCGAGCTGACCGTGCTTGAGAATCCAGTCGTCCATTTCCTGAACGGCGGCCATCAGGATGTTGAAGCGGCCGACAGCTTGTCGGCGGCCGTCGCCCATTCCGGAATCTTTGGAGTAGCGGCCTTTGTAGACGGTACGGAACTGGGAGGCGATGCGTGCTGCTTCATCATCGCGGGCGGAGGCAATGACGGAGAAGTCGTCAACCAGGTAAGTCTTGCCGTTCAGACGTTCCAACATCGAAGGAGCTTTTCCTGTGGCTTCATCCGGCTTGCAGGACACCAGGGCACGATCAGTCACATCGTCACCCTCGTAGATGTACTCTGCGAGGCCGTTGAGCATGAGAGTTACCAGAGACTTTCCGGAGCCGGAGTCAGCGATCAAAGCTCCCCAATTTGGTTCGACGCCGCGAGGGTAAGCCCCCCCGACGGCAATGCAGAACAGGTAGTCGAAAAGACCTTCGTTACCTTTCGGTAGCTTAAGGACTCCCTGGAAGAGGCGGCGGAGGTTGGCAAGGGGGCTGCCCTCATCCTGCATCGTTCCATTCCCACACCAGGTAAAGCTGCTTTGCCTCGTCGCGGTGGACGGCCAGGATACCCTCGGCGACTTTGGCAATTGGTTCGTCGTGGATCCAGCAGGAGGGAAGGCGGAGGGTGCCTCTGCAGCCTCGCTCAGCGATCCAGAGACGGGCGAGCACTCCGCTGCCTTCTTCATCGGAAGCGTCCTGGGTGAATTCAAGAAGAAGACGGTGTGGTGCGGCGGGCTTCCATGTGAGGTGCATGTCGCGGCCCCCGACGGCGAAGTTCTTGGCGATAAGCCGGGGGATGTGGACATACCAGCAGTCTACAGCTCGGCTGGCACGGTCATAAAGGACACGGTGTTTCCGTCGCATTTTCGTCCTGGCGGCTATGACTAGCATTGGGGCAACCTTGCTAAGATTTCGTCGAGGAGGTGAAGGAGGCACACGAACAGGACGACGGCACTCACACTGAAAGTGGGCCACCGCGACGTGTAAGCGCTGAGGGCGCAAATGATCGCGTTGATTGAAACCAAGAGAACTAAGAGCACCGACATTGTTCTAGCTCCAGACAGGCAAAGTCAGCAGACGTTTGCGCCAGACGCCGTACTTCGTCGTCTCGGCGTCGTTCCAGTCTTTGAGGACTCGGAGGGCTTCGCAACAAGGGTCGTCACCCCCCCAATAAAGCCCCGAAGGACCACCGACCATATGGCCAGTGAATTTTGGCATGGCGAACATGGCGCGGGCGGGTCCGAGGACTTTGAACAGAGCGCCGTCGAGGGAGAAGGAAGCGGCAGAGGGGTGGTCGTAGGAGACGGGGGTTCCCCGGCAATTGCGGGCCTCTGCGTCCTGTGACCAATGCTTGCGTTCCCGGAAAATCCGGTTCAGTTGCAGGACTTCCATGCTCGTCATCGGCGAATCGTCTTCTTTAGCCGTCGGGGGTGCCGGGAGGATGGGGCTGCGGCCAACCGCATCCTATCCCCGGTTTGCGCACTTCCCATGTCTTGTCCGCTGGAAGGCAGGGGCCGATCAGCGCCAGTAGAAAACCGAACCGTAGCATTCGTTTCCACATTCCCATCATTCATCCTTTCAATGCAACCTACACCCATTATCAGACCTGGGCCTCCTTACACTGGCGTATGCCTTCCAAGTAAGCGAGATGAGCGATATCACGGTTTAAGCCAAGCAACTTTGCTAGACCTTTGTACTTGACTTGCTCATGCGCAATCTCGGCGCCAAAGCACCTCACCAAAGGATGCGCCTCATACCATTCCTCGAACGGTTGATCTAACACTTCCGTCTTCGCCATCGCTTTCTCCTGTGCGACATAATAGGCGTTTAGCGGACCTTCTTTCGCTTGGCAGTGAGCGTTTCAAGCTTGTTGACAGCAGTCGTGTTCACAAGTGATACCTCTCCTACGAGCTGATATTGGGCTCCGCGAATAACTTCGTCTTGTTCAGCCAGTTCGTTCGGAGTCTTGCTTGCCACTAACCACGTAGTGTCCCTTTCACTCTGGTACTTTACATAAATCGTCTTAGGATATTTCATCGCCATCTCCTCTTCAATGCAACTAACCGGTCTCAGCGGACGTTATCCGTTAGTCGTCGTCCTCGGGGTCGGTCGCCCCAAACCACTTCACATCTTCCTGCCACATGACACACAGCGAGCCTAGACGCGCATAGATGTCCAAGGCCGCTTCGACCTCCCGATACAGCACAGCCCTGGCGATACCTGGACCATCCGCCCACACCTGGCCCCGCACACTGATTTCTACTTCGTGCAACTGAGTCGTCTTCGCCATCGCATCCTCCATCAACGGTCTTGACGTTGGCCTACACCGCAACCTAACGATCTAAGTGGACCTCCACGAGCTTCACGCGAACCCACTTGCCGGGCTCATCAGTATCCGCGCGGTCCATTCCATTCCAGTGCTGACTTGGCTTCAGCCGCATTATCAGAGGAACGCGCGACCACCATTCCTCACAGTAGTATCCGCCTTTGCGGAGTCGGAAAGCCCAGCCATCGAATCGTTTCTTCGCCATCACGTCCTCCGTCCTAAGGGCGTTCGCGGACCTTCACGAACTTCACGCGAATCCAATGGCCACCGGACACCAAGAACGACCGTTGACGTATCGCCTTGGCCTTTGTTGGGTATGTTGCGGTGTCAATGATGCCGTCGTCGTCCCAGCACCATACCCACGCATGCCAGTCAAGGCCGCGCACCAACCGTTTCTTCGCCATTGCTTACTCCTTCACCATCACATCCTCTTGCCGATCTTGGTCCCGTCGCTTCATGGTTCCACCTTCTCGCAAATGGCCTCGAACTCGCCCGACTTATACACCCGAAGGCCGTCACGCGGGTCGTCAACAATCCAATCGCCGCAGGCGACGTCTGCCACGTACCAGCCTTCAACTGTTTTCAACCAGAAGCCAAACCCATGCTGTTCGACCCCTTCCGGCCACGGCTTCTGCTCCGGCCAGAACTGCTCGGCCTCGACAACCACGGGCTTCTTGCGGTACTTTGTCATGGCAACCTCCCGCCGAGCTTACGCAGCGGCCACGTCAGAGCACGCCACAGCCAGCGAAGCCCGGCCACCACTGCCAGAATGATTCCATCGATAACGCCCATCAGTCCCGCTCCGGCTCAGCGGGCAAACCGCAGCCGAGCCGCCGTCTCTTAGTTCTCTCGGCCTCTATTTCGTCCTGAGCATTTACCATCCACCGACAATGGGCGTAGAACAACACCCTTCGCGGTAGATATTCTGCTATCCAACGACACATTCTGTCATGCCACGTACTTTCCATTATGGCTCCTCCAGCTCGGCGGGTGGGCTGAGCATTGCCCCACGAAGCGCCGCTTGGTCTTTTGCATGAACGATGAGACGTTGCTCTCTGTCCCAATCGCTCCAAGTGTATCCGCCCTCACACTCTGTTTTGTCAACATCTTCCAAGAACATCTGTTCCCCACCGCCATCAAGCCACCATCCCCAGAAATGATCGGCCCAATCTTTGGGCATTTTGATTGTTATAGCGGCCATCGCGTCAGCCATTAGTCGGGCTCCGACTCAAATGTGCGCGGGGACGGAGGGGGCGTCTTCACCTTTGCCGAGGCACCCGTTGATCCACACATTGTCGGGGTACTGAGACTTCGTATTCTTCTGGATACGCACCATGTAATGGTTCCCGATCAAGGCGTTCAGGTGACCGGCGTCCAGTGCGACCTCCCAATCGTCGGAGCAGCCTTCTTCGCCGTAGAGGGCGACGAGGGCGCGGGTGGCGATGCTCTTCGTCTTCTCTCGTAGCCAGTAGCTGGTGCTGAACTGCTTGCCGGTCAGGCTGCTGCCATCGGCTGCATGGTGGTCGGAGTCCGCAATTCGGAAGACGGGGCAGAAGAACACCGTGTCGTCCTTGTCATATTTGAGCACCTCAATGCCGGTTAGCTCGCAGACGTAGTCTTCCCGGGGCTCGGTGGGTGGGGGCAGCCAGCTTCTGCTTTTTGAATCTCCTTTGCTTTTGGCAAGGCTGCCTAGCCTCGCGGTGGTCAGGGACTTCAACAGGTTCGGGTCCAGGCCTACTTTAGGCGGCATTGTTTGTCTCCTCGGGTAGCGGCTCATCCTCGGACGGAGGAGCCAGGGTTCCTTGAACGTCCTCTGCTTTGATTCTCTGCAGAAGATCAATAGCGAACACTTGTGCAAACGACACGTCCAATCCGTCCGGTCCCTCCTCGATAGGAGGATCGAAGTCAGTGTGGATGTCGATGTCGCCGTTTTCTTTGTCGGTCAAAGTAATCGTTGCTTTAGCCATACTAGGTCATCCAACAGTAGAGCAGCAGTGCGAAAAGCCCAATTGCGAAGATAAATGCCATCCATACATCGAGGCAAAGATGGTCGTCATTTCCCACTCTCGGTCTCCTTCTCAGTCTTCTCCCACGCCGCCTTGGCTGCCTGGTAGGCTTTGTTGAAGGTCTCAAAGCCTTGGCCCTCGGGGATGGTCAGGGCGGGGAGTTCAAAGGGTATGTGAACCCTGTCTGGTAGTTTGGAGCCGGGAGGCAGGAAGGCCAGCTTGTATATCTTGCGGGTTTCCTTGCCGACTCCGCCGGGGATTACCTTGCCGGTGCCCAGGGCCTTGGGAGGCAATTTGACGGAGACCTCGTCGAGGCCCGTCTCGAAGTACGCGCAGAACTCACACTGCTTGTGGAAATAGCCCAAGATTGCGGGGTTCAGGGAGGACTCCCAGAAGCAGCTCTCACCGCCGCCCACCTTGCGCCACTTGGGAGAGATATGGTCGAGCGCGATCCAGCCCAGACCTCCCTGGTGGTAGATTCTCTCGAAGAGGTCGCTGAAGGTGGTGTTGAGACAACTCCAGCCGGCACCGTCCGACTTGTAGTCGGTGATGTCCCAGCTCTCTTCCTTCAAAAGACCTTTCTCTCTGTACCACTCAGTCAGGTAATCTTTGACCTTGTCTCGGAGACCCATGACAGTGTCGATGACGACGGTGTCGAAGGGGCACTTGCCGGCCTGGCCGTCTTTGACCAGCTCGTTGATGAGGTCCAAGTATTCCCTGCCGGTCTTGAAGTGGAACAGCATCGAGCCCTCGCCTAGCTTTCGGATGGCACTGGTTTTGTGCTCAATGTCGAGAAAGGCGGCGCGGGGCCAGGATGCGCCGAAGAATGTCTTGCCGGTTCCTACGCCTCCTTCGAGGAACAACCGAAGTCGCCCGGTGGAGGGAAGGCCCGTTTCGGTGTCGGCGAGCTTGGTGTACTTGTCAAGAACCGGCCGGCCCGCCATCGTTTCCACTGTTTGGGTCGGTGCTGCTTGGGTTAGTCCTACGGCAGCCCTACCGTGTTGCCAAATCGGTGCTGTTGACGTTGGTGGATGAATCCGAGGCATTGTCTCGCTCCATTTCTTCTAAGGTCTGCTGCTCAAAGCGTCCGTCAAGATGTTTCCTCCAGCCTGCGGGAGAGCTTTCTCGGCATAACAGCAGGAAGGGACAGGCGTAACGGCGACTGGTGTTAGCACCCCGGCACTGGTAGCTGTTGCCACAACGGGGGAATCTGGAGAGGATGGGCCGGGTGTGTGACGCGACGGCCACTTCTCGGAGGACCTGCAGGTAGTCGTCTGGAGGCCACTCCGTGTCGCCGAAGTACGTCTTGCTTCTGAGCGCCGGGGCCTTGTCGGGGACGTGGACGGATTCCGCCGTCCGCTCCGCGTACCACTCTGTGACTCGGTCTCCGTAATGCTCGGGGCCGTCTTTGTCCTTCACCTTGGGAGAGTAGCGGATGGAAGGGGTTTGGACGACGTTGTGGACGATTCCCATCACGCCGGAGGAAGGGTAGCGGGCCGCCGCAAGAAGACGGTAGTGGTGATTCTGGAAATCCAGAGCCAAGCTGGCAATGACCTCGGCGGGAGGGTCCCCCGTGGACTTGTGGTCGTCGATCCACACTCGGCTGTCAGGGTCTCGCGTGGTCAGGTCGAGGCGGCCGGCCAGGGGACGGCTAATGCCTTTGACCCGGCAGTAGATTTGCTGTTCGACCGCCAGGATCACATGGTCGGAAGGATGGATGCCGAGGTCGCGGGCGAAGACGATGCCCATCTCTCGGGCCTTCAGGTAGTCGGCGGTTGCTTCGGCCATAAAGTCGGCGAGGACGGTGCTATCAGAGAGGACGCCTTCCTTGGCTGACTTCTCCAGCTTGGCCCACCACTCGTTGAAGACGGTGTCCATTGTGTGACGAACACACTCGGCAGGACCACTATGGAGAGGAGTGACATTGGTTTCAGGCTCCTCTTCCATGATGATCCAGGTTTCTACGGTCTTGTGGAACCACTCGCCGCGCTTGTAGGCGGGTCGGTACTGGTGGATCGGCTTGAGGCCCAGACGGTGGGCGAAGAAGTAGTAACGCCGGCAGCGGGACCAATCGCGGAGGTCCGTCGAATGGACCGGCAAGCAGTAGATCGGAATCTCCGGCGGTAGGGCTTTGGCCAGTAGGGGGTCACTGGAGCCCTTGAGGAAGGCGCTGTAGGGCCGGACTACCTTGTGGGCGGGTGGTTTTTCAATCCGCCATATGTGCCCGGTCTCGTTGGCAGGTGGTGGGCAGGGTAGTGCGGACATCAGCCGCTCCCCCTCCCAAGTGACACCTTTTGCAGGTTGCCCTCACAGTCGCAGACCTGCAAGCGCTGGTTTGAAGGATCTAAAGGAATTCCGCAGTCTTTGTCGATGGCACTCCAAAGCATCAGGCCTTTTGTTGCGCTCAGTTCAAACAAGACAGCGGCTCCGGGGGCTTGTCCGCCGCTTTTGTTGCCAAGGAAGAATCTGAATGTATCGGGGCTGAGTCGTCGGAAGCCGATTCGGACAATGGATTCCCCTTCCGGAGGTTCAGTCTGGTGGAGGATTTCTAAGCGTTTCATGGGGCTAACTCCGTAACGTGGGCCAGGAGTACGCGGAGGATCAGCTCGCCGGCCCGCCTGCGGCTAATCACGGATTTCAAAGGACGGCCCCCCCAGAGGAGGCCGACGTGGTACTTGGCAGCCAAAGACAAGATGCTGTCCATTGCTTGGGTGACTTCTATGTTCTCACTCGAATTCATCCACCAGGGTTCCGGCCATTGTTCAATGAAAAGGTACGGGTGTTCATACTGGTCGGCGAGGCGATGAAAGGCGCGGAGAAAGCGGGGCCGGTCTTTAGGATCCAAGACGTTTTTGGCAATCTCAGGGACTATGCCCACCTTGCGTTCAACCCCCGCCAGGGTTTCCCAGCCTGCGAGGGCATATCCCGAAGTGTCAAAACCCTCTCGGATCGCAATGTCGCCGGCATCAAGTTTGACTGTCTCCTTATGCACGGTCAACACTTTGGCTTTCGGCGGACGACCGGCCCCGCCGACGCTCCACAAGGCCAGAGTGTCAGGGAACAGCAGGGGCCGCTGCTCGCGCGAGTCAACCAGGACTGTTACTTCGCTCTTCATGGCCGAAACTTTTTTAACCACTGGCCACTGTCGCCCAGGATTCCTTCGATCTTAGCCATTTTGTCCATCCGGCAGGGCAGGCAAAGGTCTCCCTCCCACTTGGCCAGGATCAAATTCGGTATACCTTTCTTCAGCCGAGTGGGTTGTATCAGCAGGACACGGCATTCCTGAACATCCACCCGGCCCTCACATTTGTCGCAGATCATCATGGCTTTAGCTCCTTAGCTTTAGCTCCTTAGCGGACGGGTCCGGCCGCCCTTATGGATACGAACCTGTTCTACGTCGATCAGTTGGGGCTGCACGCCGTTGATGACGTGGATGATTGAAAAGCCTTGCTGCCAGTTGGGCATCCCTTTGGTGTAGGAGTTGGAGGGCGTGGCGTCCAGGCGGCAGAGGCAGCCGTTCTCCCAGGCCCCCATCGTCCGACCCCACACGGATCTGTAGTGAGCGCCCATCCGGTGGGTATGGCCGTGCAGGACGGAGCAGCCGAAGCGCTCCAGGAGAGCACGGGCCGTGTATGCCGAATGCGTTCTGACCAGCGTTCCGTGGGTGAGGATCAGACGGCCGCGCGCGAGGGAGTATGGTTTTTCGATCGGCCTGTAATGCACATCCGACTCACCCAATTTCAGCAGGTGGGGGATCGAAAGCGCAAGAAGCTCTGCGAGTTCAGGTGCGACACGACTGAGGTATCCGGGACCACGACCTTCGTGGTTGCCTCCGTGCGCGACGATGATTGTCTCTGGTCCTGCAGCCCTGCGGACGGAGCGGATCAGTCTGCGAACTGCTGCCAGCTCGTCAGGCAGGCTACTGCGGAGATTGGGATTCCGCTGGTGGCTGGATAGAGGGTAGAAGTCGATGAGGTCGCCGAGGAGGTGGACGGCCGAGGGCTTTAGCTGTCGGATGGCGGAGAGGAATGCTCCGACGGCGAAGGGGTCGTGGTAGGGAACGTGAAAGTCCCCGCCGACCAGGATGGTGGTGTGCTTGCGGCGCTTCATTAACCTAAGCCACGGTGGGCTACATGGCCCATCTTCTCACAATTGAAACCCAGTCTCTCCAAGGCGCTTACATTGTTGACCAAGATTCCTCTCGGAATGGCGATCCAACACAGGATCACGGCGTCGTCCTTGCTTAAGCCGACTTTGACCGCTACCTCGTTTAAGCTATATCTTTCCAGCCAGATGTTCACGGGGCTTACAGGTGGCGCGGCGTCGGCGTTTGCAATTATTCGTAGTTCAGTCATCGTAGGATTCTCCCTAGTAGTCCAAGACTCTCCCGCAATTGTCCTTTTGGATGCCGGTGAAACCGTCAGGGCTGAACCGATGGACGCCCAGGGAGTCGAGGCGGAGTATACGAATGCCACTAACCGTCAGCACGAGAGAACAGCCGTCTTTTTCCACGTGGAGAAACGCTTCCAGGACATCTTCTGCAATCTCGTCTTTGATCTTGAATTTCATTGCAAGGGTCTCCTAAGCGGGTGTCACGTCCTTGACTCGTCCCAGACTGTCCAGTGCGATGTCGTCGAAGTGGCAGTATGGTGTACGACGCACACCGGCGGGTCCAAAAGTGAGAACCTCATAACCGTCAATGCACAGCGATAGCTTGCGCCCGCTGTCCCCTAGAGTGAGGCTCGCGCTCCGGGTTATCTCCGACGCCTCGTCGCTGTCGTTGGTGATATTGAATTTCATCGCAGGAATCTCCTAGTTCTGTAAGAACTTCCTTGTGGTTGTCTCGAAGTCGAGGGGCACTGAGCGGCCCACTACACTTCTAAGTTTACTCCAGAAGACGGAGTAGTGCAAGGCTGTTTTGAAAATTTTCGGCCAGATTTCGATTTCTTGCAGCGGGCAGTCGATGTAGACGGAGTCGAAGATGTTCAGGCCGATGAGGCCGCGTAACTTCAAGGGCCGGGCGAGACGGCGTAAGTCGGCTTGGATGTCGCACATCAGGCGGGCGGCTGTCACTTGGATTGGAAAATTGCAAATTGTGCTTTCATAGGTGGTCTCGTTGACATACGCACTGCGGGAGAGGAAGCGGCGGTCGCCAAGGATTGGTGCTGAGATGTAGCCGTCTCGGGTGGTATCCCGGATCAGTTTGTTCTGCCATTCGTAGAGGCCCGGATAATCTCGGGGCAGTTGCTTCTGGAACTCATAGCACTGCTCCAATGCCAGTTCTACTCCTACTTTCCGTCGCACGGTTTCCTGCAGGACACGAGGCCCGCCGCGATAGATAAACCAGAAGCTCCCCTGTTTGCCGACTTGTCGCCACTTTTTGAACTCGGGCTTGCTCAACTCCAGGATTTCCGAGCCAAAGAAGGCCACGGCACGGCGGGCGTGCAAGTCGATGGCGCAAGCGAACTCGTCCGTCATCCGGGCGTCCCCGGACAGGAGGGCCGCCAGGCGCAGCTCAATCTGCGAAAGGTCGCATTTGACTAAGGCACCCGGGCGGAACCGCGAGGTAAAGCAGAGCTGGACGGACTTAGGAGAAGTCTGGAGTGCCGGCTGCTTGCAGGTCGGCCGGGCTTGGACGGTGCCGCCCTCTACAGTACCACCGCCCGCCTCGCCGTAGGGCTGGGGGCATGGATACCACTGGGGGTGGGCGAGGCCGTCGATTAGGAGTTGCTTGGAGTTCTTGGCTAAGTCGGGCAGCAGGGGGTTGATGTAGGTGCCGATGACTTTGGCGGCCGTGCGATAACTTGACAGGGCCTCGACATAGGGCCGGATGGTCTGATCGTCGGCGGGTAAGGCACCACGGATAAGCTGGACATTGTCTTGTTCGGTGGAGACCTGCCCTCGTTTGGGCGTCCGCTTGAGCCGCCGGTCAACCGTCAGGCCGGCGATTTCGACGGCTTGGGTGATGATGTCGAAAGCCGTCCGGGAGGAGCCGGGGCCTTGGAGAGGGCCGTAGCCATCACGCAGGACGAGGGTGGAGGCTTGAACTTTCGAGGCCTCGCAGTCTTTGAAGAGTTGCTGCAGCGCTGGTGTGCTGAAGGCGACTCCGGCTTCGGTCATCTCGACGCACGACCAGAGCAGATTAGAGAACCATCGGCGGGTGTACTCGCTGGAGGCGTCCTTGCCGAGCTGGTGGCGGAGGTGTCGGCGTAGGCGGAGGGCTAACTCGGAGTCAGCCGCATTGTAGTGCAGCAGGGCAGGGTCTGCCAGGGAGTCATAACGCTTGAATTTCTTGGTCGCGGACTCGGCCAGAGGAAGGAACCCGTGAAGACGGGCCAGGGCTTCGAGGCTTCTCTCGGGTCGGATGGAGCTGTTGAGGTAGTTCCAAATCGCCACGTCTTCCAGGAGTAACGGCTCGGAGACGGCCTCGGTGAAGCGGGGGTCGGCGAAACGGAGGTAGGTCACGTCGAACAGGGTGTTCATGCACAGAAGGGTGGCCCCCTGGGCACGGAGGCGTTGGAGCCACAGAAGAAGCAGCTTGCGGTGGGCGGGACGGTTCCAGAGGAAGACGGTGGTTTGAATCTCGGAGTCGGAGCCCTGCCACCAAGCCAGAGAGACGCACTGGACCAGGTCGCCACGGGCCACCTTGTCCACTGCCACGGATTTGGCCGGGTGAAAAACGGTCTGCTCCGGGAACCCTTCGAGGATGCCGTAGGTTTCGATGTCCAAAGCCACTAGGTCGGGCAGGACGGCGGGAGGGGGTTGGCCGAGGCGGGGGGCGGAGAGAGTAGATTTCCCCCCAGG